AAAATATCCAGTATCATGTTTATAGCAGCTTAAATCCCAATTTCCCTCTTCAACGAAATCACTAGGAACTATATATGAATTCGTTCCTAAATTATAAGGATGAAATTTTCCTCTTGGACATACTAATCTTTTTGCGTCTAATTGTTGATAATATGTACTTTCTATATTTTCAAAAGCAACTTCTTGAGTATATGTTTCACTATCTTCAGTAAATGTTAATTTATTTACACTTTTTTTATGTCTGATAGTAAAATTTTTATGGTTCCCGATGGGAACAGAAATTCTATTGATCCTGCTTTAATGCTTGCACTTTCTCAGAATGGAGGCTTTGGTAATGGAGCAGGTTGGTTATGGCCTATGTTCATGTTCTTCATGTTTCCTTGGTTATTTGGTGGAAATGGATTCGGTGGATTTGGCGGATTCGGCGGCGGAGCTGCTAATATTGCAGGTACAGGTTATCTTGCAAACCAGTTGAATAATGATGTAGGTCGAGATTTGTTATTACAAGCTATTAATGGTAGAGCAGATTCTCTTAGTCAACTCGCAAATCTGCTTCATACAGATGTTTCAAGTGTTCAGAATGGAATTAATCTTATTCAGTCTGGAATACAGTCTGTTGGTTCTCAAGTTGGCTTAACAGGTCAGCAATTAATTAATTCTATTCAAGCAGGCGATGCTACTTTGAGTAGACAGCTTTGTGAATGTTGCTGCGAAAACAGATTGGCTATTGCTAATCAGACTAACACTTTACAGAGTCAGGCAGCTGCTAATCATGCTGATGCTACATTACTTGCTTCTCAGAATTATGCTGCTTCTCAATTACAAGCTGCTCAGAACTAGGCTGCAACACAGCTTTAGATGGCTCAGATTGAAAGCGCAGACCAGCTTGCAGTATGTCAGCAAACTAATTCCCTTAGCACTCAGGCCGATAGAAATACTAATAATATTCTTAATGCTATTGCAGGCCAAAATACTCTTATTACTAAGGAGTTCTGTGATCTTAAAGAAAGAGAATTGCAGAATAAGATTGAAACACAAGGAGATATTATTACTCAGTTACGTGGACAAATAAGTAATGACCATCAAACTCTTCAGTTAAATAATGCATTACACGCATTAGATGATAAGATTGATGCTATTGCTTCTAAACAGCCTAATACTGTTCCTGTACAATGGCCTAATATCGTAGCTGCTAATGCTACTCCTTATGTAGGAGGATTTTATGGTTACGGTTAGACCAGCTTTTGGAATTAATTGAAAAGGAGGATTGAATATGTTTGGAGCAACTACTAATTATCCGTTCAATTTTGCTAATAGGAATGGAATACCTATGATAGAAAGTTCCTCTGTAGAGGTTACAGACACTAACGTAGTTATTCGTATTCCAGATAGAGCATTCCGTTTTTTAAATGGAACAGGACTGATTTTATTTAGGCTAAATACAGAAATTACTAATACAACTTTACCCATTATATTCTCTTCTAATAATTTTACTCAACCTCTCACTATTGTTGGAGGCGAAGCTGCTACAGGCGCAAATATTGCAGGTATTGGAATTTATTTAATATATTATGCTAAAAATGCCAATACTATGCAATTAGTAACAACTGTATAATATGTTTTCAGCTTTGAGTTAGGGAAGTTCTGTCTATTTATTAGACAAAACTTCCTCTCCTAAATTTTCAAGAGGAGAAATCATAGGGGTAAGTTAGCCAAAGTTTTCTAATTTTAATTAGACTACTGTAGATTTAAAAGTTAAAGTGAATGGGGAGATTCAAGAATTTAATAATATTCCTAGTATCAATAGTTACACAACTTATAATAACGGAAAAGTTATAATAAGTGAAACTAAACAAGGTATTCAAAATGAAGTTGAATCAATTTTATAGCATAGTCAAAGTATTATAAATAATATTGATTTATATAAATAGAATGTCATTGATTGCGAAGAAATATTAAAAGAATTGAATCCTGTATTTGCAAAAGATAAGGAACGCGATGAGAGACTCTTTAATCTCGAAAGTAGGTTTGATGGAGTCGAATCTAAGCTGGATAAAATATTTAATTTAATTTAGAAATGATAGTATTAGAATTTACTGAGGATAAGTTTGGAAAAGCTATGAAAGCTATTTCTAAAATAAGTGAACACGCTGAATGTCTTGAAGCTATATTTGAAGATTTAACAGAAGATTCTGAATATGGGGAACGTTCATCTTATGGAAATAAAAAGAAATATGATGATGATGATATGTACAGTTCTCGCTATGGTATGCGTCGTGGCAGACGTTCTTATTAAATAGAATCTATGAAATCTTTAGATTTTTACGACGATAGGCCAACTTCTATGAAACGTTATCTCCGATATTATGGAGAACACTTTAATAAGAAACTTTGTGATTTTGCCGTAAAAAGAATGAAACATGGTAAACAACCAGTTTAGAAAGATAAAGTCGAAGAGATATTATCTAAACATTCTATTAGTTTACAAAACAATGAATTGTACGACCATGTTTATGTATTTAATATGGGCAATAACGATTTTATGGGAAGTAGTATTGCTGACGAAAAACATCTGGCGTTATACGTTAAGGATGTAATTGATGATGCGGATGGATATGATGGAATAGTATTTAACAGATGGTATGCAGATACTGTTCATCTTGGTATTCCTATAGATTGGGATGAAATGGTATGATTAAAGAAGTATTACATCCTTTTGGATGGAAACTAACAATTCTTTATGATTGTACTTGTGATGATATTGATGAAATAATCGAAACTTTAATAGGGATTAATTGCCCTAGCCGTTATATAAAAGAAGCCTTGGATAATTTAGAAACTTGTAATTTAGATATAGGCTTGACTTATTCAAATTTTGATTTAAAAAGTTCTGTTATGGTTATTAATAGGACAAGTTCAAAAGAAGAATTGATAAATACTATATCTCATGAATATTTCCACCTAATGGCTCATCTTTCAAAAGCATTAGATATAACAGATGAAGAAGAACTAGCATCTTTAAATGGATATTTAAATATGCTTTCTTATAGAATTGTTTAGAAATTATAATTAAAAAGTAG